AGTATTTGTCACGAAAACGGAAAGTTGAGATGGTTGAACATTTCTGCCTGATCCAGCCGATGGATACAGACACATCCGTATGCAGGCATTTTGTAACAGAAATCACTTTCGAACCGGGAGTATGTGAACACAAAAATATATGGATAGATGAAGAAATACGGGTAATCCTGAACAAGCAAATTGATACGCTTGAATTCAATCGAAAGAAAAAAGCAGAATGCGACATCTACTATAAGCAGTGGAGTTGCTTTGATAATAAAGGAAATCCGCATAACAAGCGGGAATATGTCGGTGCATTGTATGATGCCGGCATCATGGAAGCCTTCAAGGATACAAGCTACGAGCCGTGGAGCCGGCTATTTACCCAGATGGCGGCGACAGGACAGCAGTGCAACTGGAATGCAATGATGGCAGCAGTCAAAGACAAAAAATACATGCAGGTAGCAGAGATGCTGTTCCGTGGAAGATTCTACCGGATGCTGACAGAGACAAGCATGCAGATAAGTTATTGGGAATTAAAATATATCGGTTACCTGGATGTGACTGGCCGGACGATTGAAGAGGTGTTCGGAATCGTAGACAGACAGAAAATAAACCGGATCCGGGATTGTAATGGCGGCAGGCTGGTCCTTAAGTGGATGCAGTACAGTGAAGAAAAAGGCGAGAAAATATCTGAGAAGCTGCTTACATGGGCGAAGCGTGAAAATATTACGCCGGGTACATTAAAAGAGTCGTTGACGTATATGTCGGCAGAGCAGGCAATGAACTACATCGAAAAGCAGAAAAAGGAGCAGTACAAAGGAAAGAGTACGCGTGTAATTGTAGATCAATATGCCGATTATATACGGATGTGTAACAAGCTCAAAAAGAAACTGGATGATGAAATGATCTATAAGCCGCGGGAACTGAAGCGGCGACATGATGAAGCGGTCGAGGAAATCAAGGTAAGGGAAATAGAGATTGATTCTGAGGAGTATTCAGAACGGTATCCGGAAGCAGAGGATGTACTGAAGGAAATAAAAAAGAAATTCGAGTATAGAGGCACAGAATATTTCATCATGGTACCAGAGCGGATATATGACATTGTATGCGAAGGGCGGAGCCTGCATCACTGCGTAGGATCTACAGACCGGTATTTTGACCGGATGGCGCAGCATGAGACATACATTTGCTTCCTGCGGAAGGTAGAAGAACCGGACAAACCATTTTATACGATCGAAGTGGAACCGGGAGGCACAATCAGACAGCATCGTGGCATGTTCGATGAAGAACCGGAGTTAGAAACAGTAAAACCTTTCCTGAAAGAATGGCAGAAAGAGATACGGAAACGAATGAGTGAGGAAGATCATGCACGCGCGAAGCAGTCAAAAGTATTACGAGAAGCAAATATAAGGGAATTGCAGGAGAAGAACAATACCAGAGTGCTTCAGGGATTGATGGAAGACTTTATGGAGGCAGTGTGAAAGGAGCGAAGACATGTTGGAATTAACAGAAAGATCAGAAGAGTATTCACAGGAATATCTTGCATTCAAGCAGGAGTTTGATACAGAGCTGAACAAGGCAGCAGACGGATTTGTAAAAATAGGTTATCTGCTCCGACGGGCGGAAGAATCGAATGTCTTGGAAACAAGCGGATACAGAAATGTTGCGGAGTTTGCAGCAGCGGAGTACGGACTGTCAAAGGACGTCGTATCAAGATATATCAATATCAACAAGCGCTACAGTGAGGGCGGATATTCGCCCGTCCTTGCTGAAAGATATCATGGGTTCGGCATGGCAAAGCTTGCCGAGATGCTGACACTCCCGCAGGCGATAGTAGACACGATTCCGGAAGAATTATCGAAGACAGAAATCCGGGAGATCAAGAAGGAGTTTGATGAAGAGCAGGGCGTGACAGATATCGAGATTGCGATTGAGGCAGCAGGACAGCCAGAGGAACAAAGAGAAGATACGTTGCTGACGAAGGTAGTCAGAGCATGGCTGCATGATATACCGGACGACTTCCGGCGATTATCGAGCGTGATTTATCCGGATTATGATATCGACGCAATGATGGACATCATTGCGCCGGACGAGACGAGAGTGATCATCGTGCGAGTCCCTGGCGTTGGAAAACTGATGATGACATGCTCGATTTCGGCAAGTATCAAGATCGTCACTATGCGTACCGGAGAAAATCGGCAGATAAGCTGGGAAGACCTGTGCAGCGCCGCATCTGCAATCTGTGCGCGCAGATATCCGGATGAGGGGATCGAAGATGTCTGGGCGAGGACATATGATGATCCGTATCCGGAAGAGAAGAAAGAAGAACCGAAGCCAGAGCCGAGGAAGGAAGTGAAAAACGAAGAGAAGAAGCCTGCGAAGCGGAAGGAAAGTAAAGTCACGGTTGCAAAGCCGGTGAAGAAAGAAGAACCGAAGAAGCAGTATGAAAAGCCTGCGATCGTCGAGATGCATCATGATCCGGAGGTGCTGGAAAGAGATGCAGAAGAAGTGAAGAATGCAGCGGAAGCTGATCAGGAGGAAAGCGCACATCAGAAAGAAGGTACCGAAGAACAGGAAACATATGCTCCAGCTTCAACGGGGTATTTGGGATATACAGATAATTCAGAATATGAAGCGACACTGGAAGAGCTTCGAGATGATATGAAGGATCTGGCGAAGTATTTTGAACAGAAAGACTACAGTATGGCAAAACAGACGGCAGCGGTTATGAATACCGAGATTGAGAGCCTGCTGAAGATTATGGAGAAACATAATGGATAAGAGCAAGAAAGGGGTAAAGTGATGACAAATAAAGGAACATGCAGATATTGCAAGAATATTGTATTTTTTGATGATCCGGTTGACGATGATGAGTCGGAAGAAAAGGCAGTTACAATGTGTGACTGCAATGGTGCACGGATATGGCAGCGGGCAAAAGAACGGCAGGAAAGAGCAAAGGACAACATTGAGCTTGCAATTCACGAGACAGACGAAAAGGTGTGTGAATATCTGAAACAGTGTGTGGAGCTGGTCGATCGGCGGAACATAGCAAAGATAACTGTAAATAACGGACGTGGAGTTACGGTCACGGTTAGCAAGACGAATAAGGACACCATCAAGGTTGCCAAGAAAGTAAGTAAGGATGTGGTTTATGATGAGTAGATTGATTGACGATATGAGCTTGAAAGATCGAGTAAGTGAGTACACTTTGAGCCCGGATGAATACCAACGGTTCTGCAGAATTATTGACGCAGAACCTACGGCATACAACGTAGATAATGTTTTGAAACAACTGGAAGAGGAAAAAGAGCTTTCATATGCGGATTTTGACAAGTATGTGGATGAAATATGTCCTTGCTTGGATACAGAATATGATGACTTGTACCACAGAGGACTGGATAGAGCAATCGAGATAGTAAAGCAAGGAGGGAAATCATGAGTAGATCTATCATGCAGAACAAAGACGGATGATGTAGCATCGAAATGGAGGATATGAGCATGTACATAGAAGAAATAACAGAGCAGACGGTTATTCCGAATCTGATGGATGATGAGAACGTCTGCATGATTAAGAAAAATTATTCCGGCAAGCTGGAGATCAGTGAGCTTGCCACGTTCAAGATCTCGCAGATTAAGAAGTATATGGAACGTAAAGATGTTGCATTTGTTATCGTAAAGGAAGATGAAAAGGGAGATGTGAATCATGAGTAAATCTATCATACAGAACAAAGACGGATGTTGTTACATGTGCGATCTGCTCGGAACAAGGCAGCAGGGCTATACGATTGAAGAGCATCATTGCTTTGGAGGACCAAACCGAAAACTGTCCGAAAAATATGGACTGAAGGTTTATCTTTGCCCGGAGCATCACCGAACGGGACCGGATGCGGTACACCAGAACAGCGACTATATGCAGATATTGCACGAAGCGGCACAGAAGGCTTTCGAAGAGCACTATCCAGATAAGAGCTTCCGGGAGATCTTCGGGAAGAATTACCTGTAAAGTCTAGTAAATACTAGATAAAGATGCACATTGAAAAGTGAATACTGGTCAGAAATTTTTCATCTTTTTTAATAAAAAGTATTGACATACGGTACACCGTATGATATTATAATACTTGTAAGGAGGTGAATAAGAAATGGCTAAGAAAAAACAAAAGAAAAAGCCCAAACTTGAAAAAGTCGCAATCGTAACAGGCATCCTGCAAGGCATAGCAACCATCGTATGCTTGATCTACGAAACCTTCTTCAAGTAAGGGCACAGGCGGTGGGAATATCCCACCCACCGCCTAATTTTATTCTAAGCCATTTTTGAAGATATGTCTATAAGAAAAGTATTAACAATTATTAGCACCTGTTCGGCGGCGGTTCTTGTGTACTATGCAATCAGAAAAGGATTGGATGCGGCTATTGCAATAGCACTTGTATTGAGTGTGGCATCAATTGGATTAAATATATATTGTGAGGTGCACGATGGAAGAAAAGAAGATTAGACCGCAGGACAAGTGGAATGCAAAAGCTGGCTTGATAAGCAAATCATATAAGCTGAAGCGAGATCTGGTAGAGGCATTTGCAGATGCATGTGAGAAGGCTGGAGTAAGTCAAGCTGGACAGCTTAGCATGATGATGAAAGAATTCATCGAGAAAAACAAGTAAATACAAGAAAAGGAAAGGTACTGACCAGTATTCATTGGTTGGTACCTTTTTTATTTTGGCACTAAGAAAATATATCATAAATCTAAAGAAGGAAGGGGGTGAGAATCCGGGAAACCGGGTACTATGGCAGAACTGTTGATTGAGATTGATGAGAGATACAAAGATGCACACGGCAATCCAAGAGTGCTTGCAGTATGTCCGTGTTGCCACGAAAGAAAGTGGTATCTTGGCAATCAAGGCGAAATACTAGATCAAATGCGTTGGAGCAGTGTGCACTATTGCGACAACTGCGGTACAAAACTGGATTGGAAAGCTGAGCGAAAGACTGAGACACAGAAGATCCGGGAGCAGACACTGATGGAGTTCCTGAATGAGTATTATAAGGACAGTGGAGGCGGCAGGAGCGAAAGCTATATTATAGCGTATCGAACCGCACGGCACATGCTGGACGCGTGGAACGAGGAAGAACAGATACATATAAATGCAAGAGTATATGAACGGAGGATATAGAGATGGCAAAGGTATATATTGGAGTAGGACACGGCGGGAGCGATCCCGGAGCAGTGAAGTATCTGGTAGAAAAAGATATTGATCTGCAGATGGCTAAAGGATGCCGTGATTATCTGAAAGAGCACGGTGTCGATGTATTGATTAGCAGAAATGGAGATATTGATAGTTCAATCAATGAAAAGACAACAATGTGCAATTATTGGGACGCAGATCTGGCACTGGACATACACAACAACGCAGGCGGCGGAGAAGGCTTCGAAGTATGGCACAGTGTGAATGATGGCAAAGGAAAGGTGCTTGCACAGAACATAGAGAAAGAAGTTGTGAAGATCGGGCAGAAAAGTCGTGGCTTAAAGACAAAAAAGAACGTTTACGGAAGTGATTATTTTGGCTTCATTCGACAGACAAAATGCCCGGCAATTATCTGCGAGGGTGTATTTGTAGACAATAAAGCTGATGCGGCAAAAGCGGATACAGAAGAGAAGTGCAGGGCGTTTGGTGTAGCATATGCGAAAGGAATCCTTGCAACGCTTGGAATGAACACAGAACAGAATGCAAACGAAGAAACAAAGACACCGGAGCAGGCAGCAGTCAAACCGGAACAGGCACAGGCAGATACATATAGAGTTAAGGTCACAGCATCGGAACTGAATATTCGTAAGGATGCGGGTACAGCAAATGCAATAATCGGAGTGATCCGGGACAAGGGCGTATATACGATTGTGGCGGAAAAGACAGTATCCGGGCAGAAATGGGGAAAGCTGAAAAGTGGTGCAGGATGGATATGTCTGGAGTACACACAGAAAGTATAAAGGAGCGTGAGCAAGGTGAGACAAAGAAACTCGGTCGCCAGCTATAACATTGGGAAGCATAGATTCTTGGAATTGTACCACTACTGTATGCAGTATCCGGACTGGATAAAAGAGATTCGAGAACTGCGAGGACTTCGGTCACATGAAACCAGAGCAACAGGAAATGGATTATCAAACCCGACCGCAAGCGCAGCGATCAAGGCAGCAGAACTAAGCAAGAGATGTAAGGTGATTGAAGATACGACAGTGGAAGCAAACAAGGAACTTGCACAGTATATATTGGCAGGAGTAACAGATACTGAGTGCACATATCCGGTGCTTGAAGCGCGTGGAATGCCAGCGTCGCGCGCATTATACTATCGCAGCCGGCGGAAGTTCTATTACCTGTTATCTAAGAAAGTGAAGTGAGAAGATATGAAAACGGAGTATGAGATCATTGAGGAGTATATTGATTACTTTAACGAAAAGAAATTTGTAGAGAGCCTGACGTTGCAAGATCAGATGCTTTATAGACTTGCATTAAGAGAGACGTATTCATACTTGTTTTTTAAGCTATACGTAAGAGTGAGAGAATTCTTCTTAAGTTTTAAGAAAAAATGAAAGTGGAGTACTCGGGGGACAAATTAAGTGATATTATGATAGCATGAGATAGTTGAGAGAAACGGAGAACAGCAGTTGTATGGGAAACATATAGCTGCTGTTTTGCGTTGGAAAGGAGAGAAGATGAAACAGACGATATACACAGTTGTAGGTATGATTGGTTCCGCTATAGCATCCGTATTCGGAGGATGGGATGCAAGTATCAAGACTTTGATTATATTCATGGCGATTGATTATGTATCTGGCTTAATTGTTGCGGGCGTATTCAAGAACAGTACCAAAACCGCATCAGGCGGCTTAGAGAGTAAGACGGGATGGAAAGGCTTATGCCGGAAATGCATGACACTTGTGCTCGTGCTCGTAGCGTATGGATTGGATTTGGTGATCGGTACTAACTATATTCGTGATGCAGTTGTGATTGCTTTTATTGCGAACGAAACAATCTCGATCGTTGAGAACACCGGGCTTATGGGTGTGAAGCTTCCAGCAGTAATCACGAAAGCAATCGACATCCTTCAGAAGAAGTCAGAGGATGAATCAAATGATGTATAACGACAAACGATGGAAGAAGAAACGTGCAGTGATCCTGCGGCGAGATGCTTACCAGTGTCAAGAGTGTAAGCGATATGGCAAACGAAGATCAGGAGACCATGTGCATCATATATACCCAGTCGAACAGTATCCGGATGAGAGATACAACGACTGCAACCTGATTACGCTATGCCAGAAGTGCCACAACCGCATGCATGATCGGGATTCACACGAGCTTACAGCGACAGGAAAACAGTTACAAATGCGTATGAAGAAGAGATACGGCAGCAGACTCCCCCCTCTCTAGCGATTTTGGAGCGGGTGAGGATAGAACGGTGGGTGGAAGCATTTCCAAATACGCGGGATTTTTTGAGAAAGGGGGAAACCGGGTGAAAAAGACAGCATGGAAAAATCGAATAATATCAGCAACCAAGGCGGTTGGCACGTATCGAGATGCTTTTCTTCCGATGATCGATACGCTTGCAAATATACTTGCAGAGCGTGACAAAGTCTATCAGGAATACGTCGAAACCGGTGCCAAACCTGTAGTGGAGCATACGAACAAAAACGGAAGTACCAACATGACCAAAAATCCACTATTAGTGAGCTGGGGTGATATGAACACATCTGCACTTTCATACTGGAGAGATCTGGGGCTCACACCGGCAGGGCTGAAAAAAATTGATGAATCAGCAATCAAAGGGAAAAAGGTGTCTGCATTAGGAGACATCCTGCGGGACATTGGCGGCTAAGTCATACAAGCAGGCGGCAATCCGCTACGCGAAAGATGTGGTCGCTGGAAAGATCATTGCCGGAAACAATGTACGAGAGTGCAAACGGTTCCTGGCGGATCTGGAACGCGATGATCTTGAACTGCACACGAAAGAGCCGGATTTTGTGATCAATATCATCGAGCGGGTGATGGTGCATGTGAAAGGCGAGGACCTGCAAGGACATTCCCTGCGGAACACACCGCTGATATTGCAGCCGTGGCAGATATTCATCGTATATAACTTAATAGGCTTTTACTATAAAGGTACTCAGATCAGACGATACAAAGAGGCCTTTATTTTTGTCCCGCGAAAGCAGGGGAAAACACTGTTTATAGCGGCGCTGGCTTTTGCTCTGGGGTTATTAGAGCGTAAATCAGGTGCGACAATCTATATTGTTGCAGCGGCACTGAAACAGGCAAAGCAGAGCTTCGACGATATCATGCATACTTTGCGATACCAGGGCATGATAGGTGAGTTCAAAGTACTGAATAACAATGCACAGCACTCTATTGAGTACACGTTTTACAACGAGAATGAAGAGCCGGAGGGTTCCCTGTACATCGAAGCACTTGCCAGCAATCCGGACACGCAGGATTCGTTCAACTGCAATATAGCTATCGCGGACGAGGTGCATGCGTTCAAGCGAGCATCGCAGTACAACCGATTCAAGGAAGCAATGGCAGCATACACAAACAAGCTGATGATCGGTATCACAACCGCAGGCGATAACATGAACTCATTCTGCTATCGACGTCTGGAATACGCGAATAAGATATTGGATGGAACTGTGAAGGATGATAATTTGTTTTGTTTCGTATCACGAGCCGATCAGGACGAAAATGGCAACGTGGATTTCACAAATCCGATTCAGCACGAAAAAGCAAACCCCGGATATGGTGTGACAATCCGACCAGAAGCGATTCTGGCAGATGCAATACAGGCACAGAATGATCCGCAACAGCGCAAGGACTTTTTGAGCAGGCAGTTGAATATCTATACAACTGCGATGAAAGCATATTTTAATATCAAAGAGTTCCAAAATTCTGATAAAAAGTATAGCTGGACACTGGAGGATCTCGCAAAAATGAAAATCGACTGGTACGGCGGTGCCGACTTGTCGAAGCTGCATGACCTTACGGCAGCAGCACTGTTTGGACATTACAAGGGCGTGGATATCATCATCACACATGCCTTTTTCCCGGTTGCGGAAGCAGCAAGGAAAGCAGATGAAGACAACATACCTTTATTCGGTTGGAGGGATGATGGCTGGCTCACAATGTGCAACACGCCGACGGTTAACGTTGGAGACGTTGTGAATTGGTTCAAGGAGATGCGGAGCAAAGGCTTTAAGATCAAGCAGGTTGGTCACGATAAGAAGTTTGCACGTGAGTACTTTATCCAGATGAAAAAGGCAGGGTTCCGTATAGTCGACCAGCCACAGTATTTCTACGTGAAGTCGGAGGGGTTCCGGCATATTGAGAAATCTGCCAAAGATGGAACGTTGTATTACCTGCATTCAGATGCTTATGAGTACTGCGTGCAGAATGTACATGCGATTGAGAAGACCGACGACATGATCCAATTTGAGAAGATAGAACCGACGGCACGTATCGACTTGTTCGATTCGAGTGTGTTTGCGTGCGTCAGATACTTGAATTCGCTCGAAAAGAGCGAGAAATCAAAGAGCTGGTGGGGAGGTGAGAATGAAGATGAGTAAAAAGAATAACGTGATACAGCGGGCACTAAGAAAAGCAAGACGATCGGCGGTGCTGATCGGAAGCGCGGAAGCATATGACATCCTGTGCGGTGATGGTTATACATCTCTGGACCAGAACCCGGAGATTGTAGCAGCCTGCCGTAAGATTGCAGAAGTGGTTGGAGCAATGACGATTCACGTCATGGAGAACACCGAACGGGGTGACGAGCGTGTGATCAATGAACTGTCACGAAAGATTGATATAAACCCGTGCAGTACCATGACGCGGCAGACGTTTATAGAAGCGATTGTGATGAATCTGCTCCTGTATGGCAAAGGCAATTCGGTTGTGAAAGTATACACGGAAGATGGATATCTGTCTGATATGGAGCCGGTGGCTGCAAACAGAGTATCATATCAGGGCGATTACACCAGATATCATGTGATGATTGATGGAATCCCTTATGCCCCGGATGAGGTGATGCACTTTGTATATAATCCGGATAAGACATACCTGTACAAAGGGCAGGGCGTTACAGCACAGTTGAAAGACGTCGCGGATAACCTGCGGCAGGCACAGATCACAACAAACGCTTTCATGAAGAGTAAGTACAAGCCAAGCCTGATCGTCAAAGTGGATGGAATGACGGAAGAATTCTCGTCGCCAAAGGGCAGACAGAAGCTGATCAATGAGTACATGAATTCTGGAGAAGCCGGTGCACCGTGGCTGATACCTGCGGAGCAGTTTGAGATAGAACAGATCAAGCCGTTGTCTCTGTCAGATCTTGCGATATCTGACAATGTAAAGTTGGACAAGCAAAGTGTAGCCGCAATTCTGGGGGTGCCTGCGTTCGTGCTTGGCGTTGGAGCATACAAGCAGGACGAGTGGAACTATTTTGTCAAGACGAAAATAAAGACGATTGTCACAGGATTACAGCAGGAGATGACGCGGAAACTGATATACAGTCCGAATATGTATATCAAGTTCAATGCCATGTCCGTGATGGATTGGGATCTGACGACGATAGCATCCGTATTCGGTTCGCTGTCAGACCGTGGTTTTGTGACTGGAAATGAAGTCAGAGACAAGATAGGAATGTCGCCAAGGGAAGGATTGGACGAACTTCGAGTGCTTGAAAACTATATACCGTGGGACATGGCAGCAGCACAGAAAAAATTGGTACAGAAGGGAGAAAGCAATGGATAGACATATTCGACAGATACGATCTGTCGCATCGGAATTTAATACGAGAGAAGACGGCGAGGCACTTTCGATTGAAGGTTACTTCGCCGTTTTTAATAGCACCTATATTATTGCACCGGGTTACAGCGAAAGTGTCGAAAGTGGAGCATTTACTGAGACAATTTCAGATGATATCCGCGCGTTAATCAATCATGACACGAGCATGGTGCTTGGACGAACGAAAGCAGCAACACTGACACTACGACAGGATGAGCGTGGACTCTGGGGACATATAAACATTAATCCGGATGATTCGGATGCAATGAATCTGTACGCCAGAGTGAAACGGCATGACGTGGATCAGTGCAGCTTTGGCTTTGATATTCTGGATGAAGAGACAGACGTCCGTGAGGATGGTTCTGTTCACTGGAAAATCAAGAAAGTCAAGCTGTATGAAGTGTCAGTATGTACATTCCCTGCTTACGAAGAGACAAGTGTCAATGCACGTCAAAAGGATATCGACACCATCCGGGCGCGACAAAATGAGGTGTGGAAACTTGACATGAAGCAAAAATTAAAAGGAGGAAATGGATCATGTTAAAGGTTATCATGCTCAGAAAGAAGCTGAGCGAAGTCACAAATAAGCTCACAGAGGCACGTGAGAAGGCAAAGGAGCTTGCAACACGTGAGAAGGAGCTGGAAGCAGCCATTGAAGAGGCACAGACAGACGAAGAGAAGGAGGCAGTGTCACAGGAAGTAGAGCAGTACGAGAAGGACAAGGAAGAAAATGACGAGTCAGTAAGAACTCTGGAAAAGGAAGTATCGGATACGGAGTCCGAGCTTGCAGAACTCGAAAGCAAGCAGAGACAGGCAGAACCGGAACCAGAGGCAAGAAAGAGAGGAGAGGAAACAGTGAAAACAACAAGAAAGAAGTTTTTTGGTATGACAGTACAGGAGCGCGATGCGTTCCTTGCGCGGGAGGATGTACATGGATTTTTGGAGCACGTGCGTACACTTTATACAAATGGTGTGCAGAACCGCGCGATTACAGGTGCAGAGCTTACAATTCCAAGCGTGATGCTTGATCTTCTTCGTGAGAACATCGAGGAGTACTCAAAGCTTTATAAGCATGTACGTGTGCAGTCTGTGCCGGGTAAGGCAAGACAGACGATTCAGGGCACGATTCCGGAAGCAGTCTGGACAGAGATGAATGCGGCTATCAACGAGCTGTCGTTGGTGTTCAACGATGCGGAGGTAGATGGATACAAGGTTGCCGGATATATGGTAATCAACAATGCCGTGCTGAAGGATTCCGACATTGATCTTGCATCAACCATCATCACATCGCTTGGACAGTCTATCGGATTGGCACTTGATAAGGCAATCCTTTATGGTACATCAAAGAAGATGCCAACGGGTGTCGTCACACGTCTGGCGCAGGCGGCAAAACCGGAGACTTACCCAGATACAGCGCGTGAGTGGAAGAATCTTTCTTCCTCAAACATTGTATCAATTGCAGCCGCAAAGAAGGGTGTTGATCTGTTCAAGGAGATTGTGATTGCATCAGGGAATGCCAAGGGCAAGTATTCGACAGGTAATCGCTTCTGGGCTATGAACGAGACAACAAAGACCAAGCTCGTAGCAGAGGCACTCAGCTTTAATGCAGCGGGCGCAATCGCTACCGGAATGGGGGACACCATGCCAATCGTTGGTGGTGCGATTGAAACACTCGATTTCATCCCGGACAATGTAATTGTCGGCGGGTATGGTGACTTATATCTCCTTGCCGAGCGTGAGGGCGCACAGATCACACAGTCCGAGCATGTGAAGTTCCTGGAAGATCAGACAGTATATAAGGGATTGGCACGATATGACGGTCTTCCGGTGATTGCAGAGGGCTTCGTAGCAATCGGAATCCTTGGAACTACACCGACAGCAGATATGACATTTGCGGAAGATACAGCAAATAAAGCGACTGCATCAAGTAAGGAGTAATCTATGACAGATGCAGATAAGTTGACAATGTTAAAGATCGACCTTGGAATATCTGCCACGGTGTATGATAAGCGGTTGAGTCAGTATCTGCAGACTGCAAAGAAACGGATCGAACGGGAGGGTATCACCTTCCCGGAGGATCCACCTGTGGATGATGAGGAGCTTATCATAAGCTATGCGGCGTGGATGTGGCGCAAAAGAGCAACCGGTGAGGAGATGCCACGCATGTTACGGTATGAACTCAACAATCGCCTGTTTGCACAGAAAGCGAAGGTGGAAGAGGATGGATGACGAAATCATATTGATCGCGGTTAAGACTGAGACAGATGATATCGGCAATCCGGTTGTCGTTGAGAAGACCGAGCGTGCAGTAATATGCAAAGTACAGTCTGTTGATCGCCAGGAATTCTTCAAAGCCGGGCAGGTCGGTATGAATCCGAAGTATCGCTTTGACACAGATAAGATAAATTACAACGGCGAAGAGCTTGTAAAGTACAAAGACAAGGTATATGGGATCTATCGCACCTATGAGCGTACAGATTCGGATACGATCGAGCTTTATGCTGAAGAGAAAGCAGGGGTGACGTATGTCGAACAAGACGATTAAAATTGGACAGCTTGATATGGAATTACAATCGATTTTTTCGGCGTTTGAGCATCATGTGCACACTGCGGTTGATACGGCAGCGGAGAAAACAGCAAAGGAAGCTGTAAAGGAGCTGAAAAAGACATCACCCAACAACAAGCGTACAAAAGGGAAAAAGTATAAGAATGGCTGGAAGCATAAGAAAACATCGGGGGGAATGACGGTATATAACGAGCAGTACCAGCTGACACATCTTCTGGAGCATGGACATGACGTAGTAATCAATGGAGTTGTGAAGAAAAAACGTGCAGAAGCGCAAGAACATATTGCCCCGGTGGAAGCATGGGCGCAGGATGAGTTCCCGGAAGAATTCAAAAGGCAGGTGGAAAAAGGATGACAATTGCAGATGTAAAGAATGTCTTGTCGGTACCGGGTGTGACTGTACACTATGATCATGCACCGGTAGGCACGAAAGTACCTTTTATCACATACACATGCCATGCGGATAGCAATTTCTTCGCAGATGACAAGGTGTATCAGAAAATCAGCTCCATGCGTGCTGTGTTGTATAGTACGAAGAAGGATGAGAAGCTGGAAGCGTTGATCGAAGATGCTTTGAATGAAGCAGAGATCCCATGGAGCATGACAGACGAGTTCAAGAACGAGCAGAAAGTATTTATGACCATATACGAAGCGGAGGTAATATAAAGATGAGTAAAGAAAAAAATAAGATTAAGTTTGGACTGAAAAATACGCACTATGCGATAATCACAGAGACGGAGCAGGAGGATGGCACAATCAAGAGTACATACAGTACGCCAAAGAAATGGCCGGGAGCAGTAAGTCTGTCGCTTGATCCGTCCGGAGAATCCAACACGTTTTATGCGGATGATACCGCGTATGCCGTATTGTCAAGCAATTCCGGTTATGAGGGAGATTTCGAATCTGCGCTTGTGCCGGAGGACGTGGAAACTGAGGTAATGGGACAGGAAGAGGTTGATGGTGTACTCGTTGAATCTTCGACAGACGAACAGAAGTATATTGCGCTTATGTTTGAGTTTTCAGGAGATAAAAAGGCACGCAGACATGTGTTGTATCGTTGCTCACTGACACGACACTCCGTTGCGTCCCAGACAAAAGAGGATAGCACGGAGCCGGTGACAGAATCTGTGACAATTACGGCTGCACCACGTCCGGATGTCAACGTGATCAATGGCAAGGAAAAAAATCTGGTTAAGGCAACAACCGGATCAAATACAACAGATGACGTGTATAAGAAATGGTACACAAAAGTCTGGGAGCCAACATCGGCAGAACAAACAGAGGCAGCAGGTTAATATCAATCATTATGAAATGGGATGGTAGAAGATACCGTCCCATTTTTCTTGCAAATATATAAAGTTGCACCGGTGCAACAGAAACGGAGGATACTATGAGATCAGTGATCAGAATTGGACAGAGAGAAGTAGCAGTTGAGAGCAACGCAGCGACTGCGATTCGATACAAGCAGATCTTTAAGCGCGAGCTGTTAAAGGATCTTGCGAAGCTGGAAAACGTAGAAGACGTAGACAAGCTTGATGCGATTGAATATACATCGAAGCTTGCGTATGTGATGAACATGCAAAACCGAAAGGAGATTAAGGAAGCTTCAGAAGAAGGGTACATTGCATGGATGGAAGAATTTGAAGAAGCAGACTTCCAAGATCCCGCGGCAATTACATCCATCTTGAATGTATGGAATCGCAATATTACGACCACAAGTGAACTAAAAAAAAACCAAAGTCAACAGTAAGGGAGATGAATACAAACATCTTCATGCTACGGGCTTTTTCACTACATATATCGATGCAGGACCTTGATGAGTTAACACATGGAGATGTGCTCGACATGATGATTGAGAGCAACAACGACACGTATAACTACCCACTCAAGGCAACGCAGGATGACTTTGATAAATTTGCAGCTATGTAAGGAGGTGGCTACTTGGGACAGATCAAGGGAATTACAATTGAGATCGATGGAAAGACAACAGGGCTTACGAAAGCACTGAAAGCTGCCAATTCAGAGATCAAAACAACGAAAAGCCAGTTGAATTCGGTTGAGAAAGCACTCAAGCTTGATCCGAAAAATGTAGATCTTCTCAAAGCAAAACAGAATGCTTTGAATGAAGTAATCAAAGAAACAAAAGAAAAACTTGATATGGAGAAGCAGGCTGCCGAATCCGCAAAAAAGGAACTTGAACTTGGAAACATCACACAGGGTGAATATGATGCGTTGCAAGCAGAGATTGTTACAACGACAAATGAACTCTCAAATCTGGAGAAGCAGGCAAGACAGGCATCGTCTGTGCTGGGAAGTCAGATGCAGGCAGCAGGTGCGCATATCAAGGAAGTTGGCAACAACATATCTGAACTTGGAGAAAAGGTTACAGGTGTAGGAGATAAGGTATCTGCACTTGGCGGAAAGATGACGGCAACAATTACGATGCCGGTTGTGGCAGGAGGTACCGCGGCGGTCAAAGAAGCGACTGATTACTCTTCCGCATTGGCGAAGCTGTCTACGATTGCAGATACAACACAGACACCAATAGATGATCTTGACTCTTCGATTATGGCTTTATCCGATAGTACCGGTATGGGTGCCGCGGAGATTGCGGAAGCATCGTATCAGGCAATTTCCGCAGGTCAGTCGACCAAGGATGCTGTTGGATTTGTAGAACAGGCGAACGTGCTTGCAAGGGCAGGATTTACAAGCATGTCGACCGCAACAGACACACTGACCACAGCGTTGAATGCATATGGACTGTCAGCAGATCAGGTATCAAGTGTGTCTGATAAGCTGATCACAACACAGAATCTTGGTAAAACGACCGTAGACGAATTAGGTGCATCAATGGGTAAGGTTATACCGACAGCGGCGATGTATGGCGTGAATCTGGATCAGCTGAGCGCAGCGTATATTACAACGACAAAAAATGGTATTGGAACAGCTGAATCAACAACATACATCAATGGTATGTTGAATGAACTTGGTAAGTCGGGAAGTACAACATCGGATATCTTAAAAGAAAAAACAGGCAAATCGTTTAGCGAATTGATGAATTCAGGGTACAATCTGTCAGATGTACTGCAGATTGTACAAGATGAAGCGGACAGTAGTGGAAAGAGTCTTGCGGACATGTTTGGCTCACAGGAAGCAGCCAAGGCAGCGGCAACCATCATCCAGCATACGAACGACTTTACAGGAGCAATTAAAGAACTTGAAAGTTCTACAGGAACAGCGCAAAAAGCATTTGATACACTGGAAGCTTCTGATCCGTCCATCCAGTTTGAGAAGACGAAGACGGCAATCCAAAACTGCGCAATATCAATCGGTCAGATCCTGATGCCAATCGTTCAGCAGATAGCCGGGAAAATACAGGAGTTAGTACAAAAGTTCCGTGACTTAGATCCGGAGACACAACAGCAGATTGTGATGATTGCAGCAATTGCGGCGGCGATAGGACCGCTGATTGTGATAATTGGTACACTCATATCCTCTGTGGGTAAGATTATCACATTCGGCGGTCAGATAGTGTCTTTAGTCGGTTCTATCACAACATGGATGGGTACCGCATCTACGTTTATTACAGGAACCATGATTCCGGCCATTACCGGAGTTGTCACTGCAATTGGTCCGTTTCTTCTGATTGCCGCTGCGGTTATTGCCGTGATCACTGCAATTATCGTAGTAATCAAAAACTGGGATGCAATCGTAGAGGTGGCACAGTTTGTATGGGAATCTTTCTGTGAGAAGGTGTCACAGCTTGTCACGGCGTTTAAGGAATTCTTCACATCTGCTTTTCAAGCGATTGGAAGCTTCTTTACAGGCATATGGAATGGGATCGTGTCCGTCGCGACAAATGCATGGTCAAGCATAAGGAATGTATTCAGCACGGTTGGAAGCTTTTTCACAGGCATATTCCAACAGGCGTGGAATGGCATAACAAATATCTTCAATCGATTAGGCGGTTTCTTTTCAGGTGTGTGGAACTCTGTTACAGGCATCTTCAAAAGTGCAGGTATGGCAATCGGCAATGCGATTTCCGGAGCAGTAAAAACAGCCGTTAATTTTGTCTTATCCAAGGCAATCGGAATTATAAACGGCTTCATCGGTGCAATCAATGCTGTGATCGGTGTAATCAACAAGATACCGGGTGTCAGCCTGTCAAAGATCAGTAAGCTTGGAGTACCGCAATTGGAACGAGGCGGTGTGCTTGCAAAAGGACAGGTCGGATTACTGGAAGGTAATGGCGCCGAGGCGGTTGTTCCGCTTGATCAAAACGAAAAGTGGATTGCGGCCGTGGCACGTGAGATGAAAGCCGCACTTGCAGGTAATCAGACAGCGATGGCAGCAGGAGATATTGTGATCCCGGTATATATCGGTCAGTCAAAATTAAATGACATCATTGTACGTGCGAACCAGATCAATAATTACAGATCAGGAGGAAGATAATGCTGAACAAATATGTAAAAATCAATGGCGAACGTGTACCAAATCCAATCGATTATTCAGAGAGCTTCAGCAAAGTATCAAATACATTTCAGTCAGAAGCAGGGGATGATCTTGCAATTGACGTGCGAGCCGGAAAATACTCCGGCTCGTTGAAGTTCCAGGTATCTTCAAGATGGAAGAACAAGATGCTTGGATATGCAAAGATGCAGTCGGTAAAACTGCAGATTGATGAAGCGGAGTATACGGTGCGGATTGAGAGTATTGATTGCGATCTGGAGAAGAATTCGGAATATAGCCAGAACACACAAGGGTATTGGACGGTATCTTTCGGCGCGGAAGAGTTATAAAGCAAGGAGGCGGTAGCATGTATCAGGTATCAGAAGAATATCTGAAACAAACAAAAAGAAAAGTACAGACGTTCCGCCTGGCCGGAACAGTAAATAAAATCGCATTTACCAATCATGACATATTAAGCGGTTCCTTCACGATAACGAATCAGTGCAGCGAGCAGAACGATGTCAAGATCGGCAGTGTGTACATAGGAGAGTTGAAGTGCACATTCAAGCCGGATCTGCAGGTGCCAGATTGGACGAATGCACAGATCATAGTATCAGAAGGACTCTTGATTGGCGGTACCGCATGGGAAGATGTACCGCTTGGCGTCTATACAGTATCAGAAGCAAATGACACGGAGTATGGCGTTGATATCACAGCATATGACAACATGGCTCGCTTCAATCGATCCTGTACGGTAGATATTACAATTGGCACACCATATGAGTTGTTAACGCTTGCTTGCACAACCTGTGAGGTAGAGTTGGGACTGACACAGGCAGATGTAGATGCACTTCCGAACGGAACGGAGAGTCTTTCGCTTTATACAGAGAATGATATCGAGACATGGCAGGATTTTGTATTCTGGGTAGCACAGGCAACAGGTACCATTGCGACGATGGATCGCGAAGGAAAGCTTGTACTTAGAAGCTACACGCAGAATGTTGTTGATACACTTACGAATCATGAACGGTTTACCGGCTCAAAGTTCAGTAAGTTTGAGACACGCTATTCCGGACTGTCGTGCGTGAATATGGCAGACGATACTACAAGCTATTACGGTTCGAATCCGGACAATTATCTGACATACAATCTTGGCTCCAACCCATTCCTGCAATATGGTGTAGACAGCTACAAGGAACAGATACGGCGCGCGGTATTGACAGCACTTTTGCAGATTGACTATGTGCCGTTTGAGACAAGCTGCCTGTGCGGTGCCATGTATGACCTTGGAGATATCATCCGGTGTACGGATGGTATTGCACCGGGGAAGCTTGGCTGTGTGATGATGTATGATTATACGTTTAATGGCGGGTATAAGATAACCGGCTTTGGTTCAGATCCGGCGCTTGCGACAGCGAAGAGCAAGACGGATAAGAATCTGGAAGGGCTGCGGAATAACGTATCAACAAATGAGATATTATTTTTTAATTATGAGAATGCGAGTGCAATCCAGATCGGTGATGGTGAATCTAAAGCAATTATCGATATCCGCTTTACATCATCCGTATCAATCGGAGTACTCTTTCAGGCGGAAATCCTGCTTGAAGCAACAGCGACGGAAGCGGATGTGATCGGAACCATCGAATACACGCTGAATGAAGTAACAATCATAGGATATAATCCCACAGAGACATGGAAAAACGGAAAGCATATACTGAGTTTGATGTATATGCTTATGATTGAAGAAAACTCCATCAATCGATGGATGGTAAAGTTAAACATTGCCGGTGGCAGTATAGCAATAGCGCCGGGGGCGGTACGCGCGGTTATCTATGGTCAGGGATTGGTCGGTACAGTTGAATGGGATGGATTTATCACACTGGAAGAAAAGCTTACACAAATTGCAGTATTGGATTCTCTCACTGTGTCAAAGAATATGATATGTACGGTTGTTGCAGATATGATAGATGTAGATAAAAATATCGTAGAAGAACAGCTCCAGACCGTTCAATTGGAGGATATAACAACAGTTGGAAATCTGCTTGATAAGGCAGAAATCCGCTGGGGAATCGTGAGCTGGACATTTACAACCGACAGTGAATGCACATACTCATCGCGGTATGTAACAACGAAAGATGGAGCATTCAAACTTGCAACGGAGTTTGTGAACAAATCGGCAAATCAGAGCATAGACCGTGGAATGATGAATGTTGTTGAGCTACACACAACAGAATTTGAATCAATCCAGAGTGCTATTGTTAGTGATGTGCTCAATTCTGCAAGTGAGAGTGGAGATGCTGAGAGTGAGACAGAACAGGTTGTGAAGTATCTGCTCTGGTCGGAAGACAAGTATTACACGATTCAGGATGATGTAGTAAACGAAATAACTATTTCAGGAGATATTTTGCAGGCAGCAGATTTCGAGACACATGGATTAGATACAGCACCGGCATCGGACTATATCTTGCAATTAGAATCACCGAAGATATACAAATGGACTGCAGCTGACACAATCCTAGATACAATGATTACGATCACGGCGGTACCGCATGCACAGATCGTACAGGCAACGTGTGATATGTCGGATGTAAGTATCTATGGAATCACCGGAGCAACAGCAATCCATGAAGGTATAAAAGTTAAGCTATCCTATGATGCAGGCATGACCTGGACGGAAGAAGAAACTTTGACGGATGCATTAGAAGGAAGTATGTTACATGCATATGAGAGTGTAGGACAATCAAAGATACTTACGATTGGATTCATAGTATCGTCTGTGGAAGATAGCTTGACAGAGTTTCAGTATCAGTTTAACGAGGAGGAATAAGATGGAATCAATACTCAAAAATATTTATATCAACAAAATTCAGGTACCGAAGTTTCACGGACATGTGCGCTTGGAACTTCGGGGATGCAGAGAAACCGAAGTGATTGAGCATGACAATCACATGACTGACGCTTTGGGAAAAATGTTCAGCAATAATGGATATTATCTAAACGTAGGAAAAGTAATGGACGAATTATGTCCAACAACAGAGGTTGCATTTGGTGGTATAGTATTAACGGACAAAGAAATACCTGATGATGCAACAACATTGCCGGGCGGAATAGAGGCTACGGCTTGTGGTGCATTTAATGTAGCAAATGCTGATGAGGCGTTGACGCAGGGGAGCTATAATCAGAAAGAAAGTGTAGCTGACTGGCCAAGCAAAAAAATGACATATGTATACGACTGGACAACCAACCAGGGAAATGGTGTGATTGCGGCTGCAGCATTAACACATAGAGACATGGGACTATGTGGGTTTGGAGATGCTGGTATAAGTGAGCTTACAAATGTTAAAAAATATATAGATGGAGATTACAGTCTGTGCAATGCAAGAGAACCGATAGATGGAATAACCACTTTCTATATAGACTCTCAGTATATCTATGGTGGAAGTTTAAGTGCTAACAAGTTTAAGGTATATAAATATGCATCAGAGATATCAACATTTAGTCCGTTTAATATAGAAAAAAATAAAACGCAAGACATAAATAAAATTAGCTATGAACAAATCGATATGGAGATTGACGGATTGTCAACTTTGAGCCGCACGTGTAATGATGGGAGATATATTTATTTCATAAACAAAGGTGTAACGTATAAGAATAAAACATTACAAGTCTTTAAACTAGATATAACGGACATGACAATGCAGCGGATTGATATAACTAATAACACACAGACAAATTGGTATAATGATGGTGGAATAGATGCATATAATGAATATATATACATAAGTGACAGTAACAAAAAACTGTACGAGATCAATACCAAAAATCCGACAGATGTGCATGAATATGAAACAAAAATGGATTATATATATCTGAACAAAATAGCAAATAGCAACGGAAAAATCTATGTGACGAATAATAATCGTATTGCTATATTTGATTGTATAACAAAAAGCATGAAATTGTCAAAGTTAAAGCAATATGATAGTTCCCGTCCGTATATAATAAATAATGGAATAAATAAAATGACTGTAAATGACTCCGGAAGAATATATACCACTTATCTAAAAAACTATCTAGCAACAATCAGCAACCTGGACAAGCCAGTTACAAAGACGGCAGATAAGACTATGAAAGTGACATATACGATTCAACAAGAGTGAGTTGGTGTGCAGCAGGTGTGCAAAAAAAGTGCGCATATATGCATAGATCATGTATTGAGAATTGTTAAAAAACGGCTTAT